CTTCTTCTTTTAAGGCATATTTATTCACCCATACCCCTGCTGCTAAATCATCTCCTTTAAAATATTCTGTTGCTGTTTCCAACACTTGTTCTCTTTTCATATTATTCCTCTTTATTAAATTTAATTCTTTTAACTTTCTTATAATCGTGTTATTGGTTTCTTTTATAATATACAGTTTATTTCCTATTTTTTAAAAGAAATAAAATATATATTAGAATTATTTACAAATTATTCTTTAATTAATTTAAAATATATACCCCTTCTTTAAATATATTTAATATTTCACCTAATAAAATCTCTTCTTTATTTATTAAGTTATTTAAGCGTCTGAAAATTTATCAATTGTACGTTGACGGTATTTTTTCATTCGTGTATAATAATCCGTTATAAAATCCTTCCACTCTTTTGCATCTGTATTTAATACCCATGCTGCGTTTATATAATATTTATCAAAGGTAACGATCCTCCAATCTTTTTTTAATAAATCCCATACTATTTTAATTTTTTTTCCAGTCGGTCCTTTTTTACCTTTTGGAGGTTTAAATCCAACTACTTTGTCATATTGGTTGATAAACGCCCAATTTGCAGTACATAACATATGTCTAGTCATATACTTATGCCCTGGTAATCCTGCATCTTTTGGTATATTTCTCCGTACAAACGATATTTCAATTACACTGTTTTGAAGTAAAAATGTAATATCTTTCCAACTTAAATGAGTATTTTTATTTAATGCTGACTTAAATCGTTTATCTAATAAATATAAAGGCTGTTTTCTAAGACTCATATTGTTTTAATGTGTTTAAAGTATTTATAACTACTTCAATAGATTGAGTATGTAGTTTTAATGAAGAAGTTACGTTTTCTTTTCCATACCCCACATCAAACCAATATTCAGTATCAGTTTTTATACAAGTAATAATAAATTTAAACTGATCTTCACTTATTAACATCCAATATCGTGGATCTCCATCTCTAGAAAAATCTGATACTAACTCTTTAGTAGGTATACCGTTTTCACGTAATCGTTTTTTAAAATAACTTTTAGTGTACAACTTATTCTTCATTATCATTCTCCATATAATGGTGGACCTGTGGGGAATTGAACCCCAGTCTTATATTTAATCTAATATAATTTCATTCACATGTTTAGAAATTTTTGTTTATTAATTTAAGTAGTTTAGTACAATTAAATCTAAAACTAATCTACTTGCAAGATAAAAATTTCAAAGTTAAAATTTATCTATTAATTAACTTCTACAGTAATAATTTGAACCAATTAAAGATATTACTATCTCTAAAAATGGTTGCAGCTTACGCTGCTAATGCAAAATCTTCTGCAATTATAGTTTACAGATTTTTTAAGAGGCCAACTGTAATCCTCTACATGCAATTAAATTTTCATAACTATAATCGAAACCTGGTCAGGCCCATTATTTTAATTATTTATATTTGTTTAGCAATAACATTTTCAATAGGAATAATTATATATTTAACTCCTTCATAAGTTAAATCAATATTACCTTCATTAAATACTAACACCTTATCTCCTATTTGTACATCATCATTTGTTAAAAATACACTTTTATTAACGATAGTAAGAAAAATATTAGTTCCTCTATTAACAGTAGGTATAAAAATACCTTTAATATTATCTGCACCTTCTTCTTCAACACACATAATAGTATCACCATATGAATGTAATTTATTATCGTTTACTTTAGCTATAATATTTTCCATTTTAACCAATGCTTGATTGCCATGATCTCCAAAAGTAGACATTTCATCAAACATAATAGTATCTCCAATTTGTATACCATTATTAACTTCATCTCCTATTTGAATAACTTTAGCCTTTAACACTGCACAATTATTTTTGTAACTATCTGGTACAAAAATATTCCCTACTTTATCTTTTCTGCGTGTATCGATTTTTTCTAATAATACTAAATCGTTTAATACTTTCATAGATGTTTTTCCCATTTTAACTCCTTTTTATATATTCTATTACTTCATCAATAGTTTCTTGTTGTGAATACTCTTTATTTAATTGTTGCGCTTCTGGTATAATATACTCATTATTTAAAAAAGATTTAACAGAGTTTGGTTTAAAATACGTCCAACTTTCAAATACTTCAAAATATAATTTTGAAAATGCATTTAATTTTAATCTACCTAACCTATATAAATATTCAACTAACCATAATAGTTTATACGAAGGGTCTAATCGTTCAGGATTTCCTTTAACTTTAATACATATAAAATCTGTACTAACATGTCTAATAACTGTATATATACGTGATTTTAATTTAACGTTTAATGCTGGGTTTGGAATATCAAGTATTTTATTTTTATCGTTATTATACCCATAAAACGTACAAGTTTGATTAAAGGTTTCCATTAATTGAATATATTGATTATATATATCATCATTAATTACTTCGATATTATCTGTGTTTACAATAAATATGTAATCAGAAGTACACTCATCTAAATACTGATTAATATCAGAAGGAGTTATATTGTCAGTATAATTTATTATTGAATGAGTACTCATTAATTATCCTCCTTATTTCTTTCTTCATTAATCATACTATTCATAAGTAATAAATAATTAATTAAATCAACAATTCTACCATTAATAGGCTCAGACATATCAGCCTCGACTTCTTTTAATGATTGATTACTATTTAATCTTCGTATAAATGTGCATATTGAATCCCAATGTTTATTCATATAGATTTTTAATGGTATTATCCTATCTACTCCTAAATCATTAGCAGCACGTTCAAAATTATCAAATACATTATCATCTCCTTTTTTAGATGATTGATATTCAACTCCTTTAGTTCCTAATGTTATTAAACAAGTTTTAATAAGGGTTTTTGATTCTTGTGTAAATTCTTCGTTAGTCATTATTATCTCCTATTAATGGTTTAACTATACTCCTAGCATGAACCCATGCTAGTCTGATTGAATGCCATATTATACTAATTGGCCATATTATAATAAAGACTGGAATCATACAAATTCCAGTTATAATTATAATAAAAATACTAATTATTATATCAATTTTTTTATTCATTTATTTCTAACCCTCGTAATATGTTGTTTATCACAAACGATAGTCTTGCTTCTAACAATGGAGTAGATTCTTTTTTAATATTAAACTCATTAATTGTTTCAAACCATACTTTATCTAATTTGTTGATATACTCTTTCTTAAGTTCAATAGTGACACTAATAGTGTCACTAGTACATTCTTTACACATAATCCAACCTTCGTCAGATGACGTCTCTTTCATACATAATTCGCAAATAGCCATATTTACTCCTATAATTTAATATCTATATCATCAAATTGATTAAGTTTATCTAAATCAATAGTGATAGTTTGTTGTTCAGCAGTATATATATTATATATACTTGATAGATTTTTTTCTAACCAAAATCCTTTATCAAAACCTATATTCTTTAGATTTGGTTTTCCATAATCACATGTATGCCTATTATTTTTAATAATCTTTTCATATTTTTGAGGATTTGAAAACAATTTATCAATTTGGTTTTGTAATTGATTGGCATCTTTAAATACCATATCTGTCATTTTGTTATATGGTTCTAAATCTTGTGCTATACATGGAACTCCACTTGCCCAAGATTCTTCTAGTTTAATTGAACTTTTACATCTATTAAAAATATTATCTTGTAATGGAGCTATAATTAAGTTAGGATTTGTTCTTTCCATTAATTCCCTAGGATAATTTAATATATCTGAAGGTGGGATAAGTTTAATTTTCTTTGATTGTATTAAATCCGTTAATGGTATTGGAAATCCTCCCATAAATGAATACTCATATTTATTACATGTACTTCTAATAAAATCATTGATATGCGAGAAATCATCAACTCCGTTATTTTGATTGTTTATATCAAAATGACTAGTACTCATTGGAAATACTATTTTAGGTTTTTTAGTTTGTTTAAATTTATTAACCATTGTACTAGATCCTTGATATGTATTAAACCACCATCTTGGTAAATAATTTGGAATGACTTGAAATTTTATTGGGTCAATCCCTAATTGTTCTACGTAATAATTCTTTAACTCATCAGTAGTAACTATTATAATGGTACAAGCATCCATAATATTTTTCATATTTTTCTTTAATGTAGGAAAGTTAAACGCTGATTTACCTGCATTGTAATCAGGTATATCATCGTATAAGTATACATCATCTGCATGATATATTAACTTTATTCCATAATGATTGCTTAATGGTTTAATAAATTCAAGTATAAACTTGGTTTGTATATCACTTACTTGTCGGTGAATTACAATATTTTGTATATTTTGATATAATTCTTTATACGGCAGTATTAAATTTGATTCGATAAATCGAAGTTCTTTTCTAATATATTTTAACGCTATATATGGAAACGTAATTCTATATGTTGAACTACCAGAATTATCTGCTGGTATAATTAATGTGTTTATTGTTTTCATAATTTCCTTATAAATAAATAAAATGACTGATTTCCCTAAAGTTTCCTCCGCTTTATAAATCAGTCATTTTTTTTTAATTGTTATACTTGCGTCCATTTTTTTATTTTAAGAATAAATAATTCTGGATGCTCAACTATTAGTTCTTTAATTCTATTAACAAATTGTGTAGATAACGGATAATCTGAAGATGGATTAAATTCAAGTTTATATTCAGTTTCCTCTGCCCAATCAAATTTAGTTACAATTCCATTAGCTATCTTAAATTTAATACCTCCATTTTCAAACTCTACTACCTCATTAGATAAAGTAGCAGGTGACGCAGGAGTTGATTGTGACTTAGTCTGTGGTGAAGGAGTAGAATTAATGTTTGAATCATTAATTAATGAATTAACTGGATCGTTAAATTCCTCTTCTTTTAATATTGATACTTTTTTGCCAGCAGATATAAACTCATTTAGTACTTCTTCTTTAGAAGATCCAATACGAGTTTCAACTATAAAACTACCGTCAGCGATTCCATTCACATTTGTACCAAATACTTTAATCGCAAATCGTTTTTTCATACTAAACTCCCTTTGGTGATAAAGGAATTCCACCAATAAATGGGAACTTTGTATATTTCGTATATACCGAATATAATCTTCCTACTATAGGAGTTGGAATTTCTTCAACTTTTTTTAATCGTGTAGTACGATTTTCAACTGAATCAAATACATACACTAAATTTAAAGATTCTAATGTTGTATACCCTCTATTTCTTGAACTAAACACTGCTTTTTCAGTAACTATCACTGAAAATTCAACGTCTAAATGGTCTATAAAAGTGACCTTAAATAGTTTATCAGTAGGCTTAATATCTCTATGCTCAACTCCTACCACTTTATCTTTCATTATTCTTGTTTTATAATGATTGTATGTTATAATCCAATCATCTTCTTCTAATTTTCCAATAGTAGTTGTATTTCCATTACTTAACACTACTGGGGCGTTTTCTAAAACCATGATAACCTCATTTTTTTAAATTATTAAACTCTTACTTCTTAGTATATTCCCTATTGTTGATTTTAAATAGGCAGGAATATCTAACCTCCTAACGTATTGAGAATTTACATCTTTTAGTATATGATATTCATGTCGAAAGTATGAAATATCATATGGGAAATATTCTCGAATTATGCTTAATATATCTATAAAATCTATCGTTGGATCAGATATATAGCATACGTTACTATTTATACATTTTTTAGAAAGATTATTCCATATTCGTTGGATAAACTTTTCAAATGTAGTTGTAACGTGTACGGATTCATCGCTAACCAGAAGTCTCGGAGGAAATATTACTTCATTCTCCTCTTCATGTCTTCTCCAGTTTAGTTCAGGGCTGCAAGAATACAACACAAGGTTTTTCTTTCCAAATTCGCATTCATCATTTATTAAAGATGAAATATAAAACTCTAAAAACCTCTTTTCTTCGTTTGTTAATGAAATATAAATTTCGTTATCAAACTCAACGTTGTCAATCAATCCTATTAAAGAATTTGAAACAACATCAATAAAATTAATTATCTTTACCATACTCTCCTAATGTTTTAATATGTTGTGGGGATATTGAATTAAAAAAATCATTAAAGTTATAAAATCTAACATTATGACTAGCATCGTTATATTTAATAGTAGCTACTAAATTGTCTAATTTTTCTAACTGATCATCAATTTTAGAATATTCAGTATAAAAACTGGTTGAAATTGCTACCCAATTAGTAGGACCGTTTTTATATATTACTAATGGGTATTTATTAGCTTTATCAGCATCTCTAGTACATTGCTCCCAGAAATCTAATATAACTTTGTTTTTGTTATGTTTTAACAAATTTTCAAATTTAGCGTCAGCATATCCAACTTTACATTCTATCGAAAACACATTAGTAAAAAACACTCCTTTTGGATGAAGAGCAATAATATCTCCACTCATGATTTTATTAGATTCTAATATAGTAAATTTAGCACCTGATGCAGGAACTCTCCAATACCAATCTTCTTTTTTTGCATCGCCACCTGCCCAATTGGTCAAAAATTTTGATACTTCTCTTTCATAACCTGATCCTTTACGCTTTCCACTAACCATTATAATTATACCTTTTGATATAACACGATATTATTAATTTATTAATATTATCCCTCATAAATATTATCCTTTAATTTGTATAGTTTATGTAATTGATATATTATACTGTATAATACGATTTCTTTAAATGATATTTATAAAAGATGTAATGTCATATCAATTTCACGGTTTTTACAATATTGATCCCATAAATCATCTTTAATTATAGATGGAATCAATGTCATATCTATTAATCGTTTATTTAATTTAAATTTACGTAATGCATTTGCATCTTGTTCTAATTTTTCCTTTAATAATTCTCTATTAGATGATAATTTCCTAGCCATTACTTTTCCACATCTATAAAATACTTGTTCAATTTCATCAGACTTATCACCCATTAATATTTTTTCCAACAAAAATTGTGATGCCGGGATATCAATACTTGCCATCTCGCCTTTCCCATTAATGATTTCTGTCATACCTAATAATTGAAAATAATCATGATCAGATGCAACAATTAAATTGTTAGTGTTATTTAAATATTTTTTCTTATTTAATATACATACTGCAATACCATCATCACCTTCTGCAGTTTCATTATATATTAACACTGCTCCACCATCAATTAATCGTGGTATCAAAACATTAAATACATGTTTAAAAATTCCGTTAAAAGAAAATTCAAGTCGTTTAGCCTCTGTTTTTCGTTTTAACTTATACGAATTAGTAATATCATTTCTCCATATATCTATTTTTTTACAATCTTTAGCTAATACAAGATTCTTATATTTAACCATAGGATAATGATGTTTAATTATACCCATTAATCTACCAACCCATTGATTTTCAAACATACGTACAAACTCTTCATCGTTCATAGGATCAATTGGGTCATTAATATCTAATATAGGGTTAAACTCTTGTTTATATTGTCTAAATACTGAAAACCCAATATTATATGTCCAATATGATACATCTACAAATACCTCAGGTGTTTTAAATTCCATTTTTTTCATATTATTTTTCCTATTTTTTGTTGTAAGTTATCTAAATCACGTATCCACATATCTTCGATTGATATATGTTTAACTTCAGCTAACTTCTCTTTTAATGCTTTTAATTTATTAGCTAATTCTGTTATCTTTTCTTTAGTCAACGTATATATAGGCATTCGTAATAAATATTCATAACTATCATCAACTGTAATGATTTTATTAGTTGTAGATAATTTTTTAATAATTTGTTCTTTAGATTTTTTATTAATCACAATAGTTCCATCAATAACTCCTTTAATAAAAGTAAATCTAGATATGTTTAGTTTAATATCATCACTAATGGTTTTAATTAATAATACCTTTCTTTTATCATAATATTTTAATCTAAAATTTATAAACTTATTTATTACTTCTTGCGGAGATTTATACTTACTAACTGAGTTATCTACATTGATATAAGTATGATTTTCAGTAACTTTGTTAGTTAATTTTAACGATTCTGACATAGTTTTAATTTTGTTTAACCCAGCTCTAGTAAATCGTATTTTAAATTTAAACCCATCGTTTTTACTACTTAAATCATCAAATGATGTTATAACTCCTTGTTCTTCTAATTTTTCTAACTTAACAATATATTTACCTAAATCATAGTTAAGAGGTAGTTCTGTTACTTCAACCGTTGTAGTGTTTAAGATTTTATGAATACCAGTAAATAAATATCCCTCGTCTTCAACATTGACTGTGCCTTTAAACCCATTATAATATGGAAGTAATTTAAAAGATTTAACACTTTTACCTTTAAGCACAGCTTTAATATATTTGATAATCTCTTTTGGGTTTCGTGGTAATACCTTTTGAGCAAACCCAACACCCATACCTTCATTACCATTAACAAGTACTAACGGTAGAATTGGTAATAAAAATTTAGGTTCTATTTCTTTTCCTTCAAATATTTGTTTAGTTAATAACGGAATATCTTCTGGTTTAAATATATCTGGCAAATACTCCTCCATATGAGTGAAAATATATCTATTAGCTGCTGCTTCAGGTATTAGTCTATTACCAAAATTTCCTTCTCGTGCTAATAATGGAATATTATTAGTGCCTGTAAAATTTTGTGCTAAATTAACAGTTACTCCTCCTAACGAATCTTCTCCATGTAAATATTCAGTTTCAGCACTTACTAACGCGTTACTTCTAGATACCTTAATTTCTTTAGTTATGTTTTTCTTTAGAAATGTCCATATAATTTTACGTTGTGATAATTTTAATCCATCACATTCACTACAAATTTTACGAATGTTGTCATATGCTGCAAAATTTATAAATTCTGTTTTAAAAAATTCTGTAATATTAATACTCATTTATTTCTCCTTTAACTTTATTATTTATTTAAACTGAATTAATATCAAATTTACTAGTACTTATCATGTTTTTACGAATATCTGCTCTATCATTCTTTAACCAATCATCAATAATATCCAACCCTTTCTTATCTAATACAAATGGCTCGATAAACATATCTTCTCCATGTTTTTTAACTAGTTTTTCTAATACTCCTTCTTTCCAACTTCCTAACCCTTTATAATACTTCTGATCATATCCTTTAACATCATGAGTGTTAATATAATTTTGATATTCATCTAATGTAAAGAAAAAATGTTTAATTTGGCCTTTTTTACTTAATGTAATTAATGGAGTACGTAATTTTTTAACTCTTCCATCTTCTAATAGCTTTAAACCAAATTGTTTAAAAAATCCTAAATACAAACCTTTAATATGAGATCCGTCTGCATCTTCATCAGCTCCTAATACTATATAATCATATTCTATCACTGTATCTTGTCCACTTAAACTAAGATTAAGCAAATTAGATATTTCTGATATTTCTTTGTTTTTAATGATTTTCTGGATTTTACAATCTATCACGTTTAATGGAATACCTCTGCCAGCATAATATGTAAATCGTTCTCTACCAAACACTGGACTAATTCCACCCATTGCAGATAATCCTTCACATAAAAATAACCCTTCTTTTTTACCTGTAGTTAATAATATATGTTTGCCTCTTATTTTTTTACGAGATTTATCTATATTTTTTAACGCTTGGCGGTGTTTAAACTCTTCTTTTATTTTAAAAATTTCAATAATTGGATCAATTATCTCTGGAGTTTTTAACAATTTATTAATTATTTTTTGATAATTGATATCTCCTAAATAATTTACAATATCTCGATTAGCGCTAGTTAATGCTTCTTTAGTTTGAGATTCAAACATAGGATTTTTAAAATTTCTAAATATTACTATTAATTGTAATTTGTTTTTAATGTCTCCTGGTTTAATAGTTTTATATTTTTTAACTAATTTTTCTCTAATTCCATTAACAATAGAATTAGTGATTAAATTAATATGATTTCCGCCTTTCTTTAAATGTAAGCCATTAACAAATGAATTATAAATAAAATCTTCGCTGTTATTAGGAAATACTCCAATAATATAATCTTTGGTTTTAATCATTTCAAATACTTCGCCATAAGTTTGCAAATAATCTTTTTCATTTCTGCCTTTTATTAATTTTCCATTAAACTTAAATCTAATCTGTGGGTATGAAACTGCTAAATGTAATAGACGTTGTCTAATTAATTCGATATGAGTTTCATCTAATACTTCTAAACCAAACCTTTGCAAATCTGGTGTAAATTTTACTCTAGTTCCAGTATTTCCTTTTGAAGGTTGGTACACTTCAGTAAACGTTTCAGCGTTATTTTTATAACTTACTGAATAACAATTATCACCATCATCAGTTTTACCTTTAAACGATATTGAATAACAATTAGTTAAATATGACCCGACTCCGTTTAATCCAATAGATACTCGTTCCTCGTCATCATCAAAATTTCCACCAGCTTTTGCATACCCCCAACATAATCGAGGTAATGGAATATCTTCTTCATTCTTATCAGTAGGAATACCTCTACCGTTGTCTATAATTTCTATAACTCCGTTTTTGATAAATACTTTAATTTCATTAGCAAATTTAAAATTTGTTTTAATCCCTTCATCTATACTATTATCTAATATTTCATTAACTATTTTTAAAAACCCTGGAATAAAGGTAACTTCTTTATATTTAAATATTCCATTATCTAAAATAAACTCTTCTTGTGTAGTATAATCAATCCCTCCCATATAAAGTGAAGGCCTAGCTAAAATGTGTTCTCTATCAGTAAGAGTTTTAATAATTTGTTTCTTCATATATTTCTCCTGTATTAATTATGATATGATATGCAAAAATATCAGTTTTTACACTATAATTGGTATATTTTACGTATTTTTTTTATAAAAAATGTATCAAAAATATGAGGGAATCCCCATGCTAATGAACGTATTGCTTCAGGTATACTCCTGTTATGAGTAGTGCAAAACTCTGTAAACTTATCTGAGTTTAAAACAAAAGTTTTTAAATTGATATCAAAATCATCATTATCAAGGATTTTAAATATTTCACATGCTAAATACTTTCCGTCTATTATATCGTCTATTTCATATGGTGAAGGATTTATAGCATTATATATCATTGTTTTCACCTAAACCATGTATTAAAGTTTCTAACGACGGAGATTTTGTTAAATATGTATTAACTGCGCCGGTATACTCATCATCTTCAAAAAAATCAAAACATTCTTTATCAAATATACAATCTAAATCCCCTAATTGATATAATTTAAGTATTATTTCAATACTTAAATCAGCAGTATGTATAAACGAATCAAATACTTCTTGGTCATTAACGAGTGATTGAAAAATTCCTAATAATAATTTTTCATCAGCTTCGCCTTTTCTAAGTTTATTATTATACTTGTATCCTTCATCATCTGATAAACTTGGTAAATGCGAAATCGTTTTTAAATAATTGGTATCTCTAGGAATAATATACATACCTCCATTTTCAGAGATTAACGCGCTTTCATGCGGTTCTAGTATTATTGATGTTTTACCATCTTTAAGTGATTTAATTTTCATAATTGTATTAATTATCCTTTGGTTTAAATTCTCCACACACTGGAGATTTGTCAAATACGTCTGTAAAGTATCCTAGTATTGGAGGGAATCTTCTACATTTTCCTTCTCCCTTAAAATCATATGAATCCTTTAACATAAAATATTTACATTTTTCACATATTAATAATGCATCTTTTTCCTTCTTTACTTTAAAAAACATTATAAGTCTCCTATTTCACTAAGTATTTCATCAGTAGCTGTTGGTTGTACGTTAGCTATCATTTCTTTTGTCGCATCATAAATTTTTAATGTATCATAATCAATATCAAATTCTAAATGTTTACCTACCATACCAAATCTACTCTTTAATATTTTATTTCGTATCTTTCCATTTTCAATATCATTATCTTTTTGATAAATACATGAAATAAAATCTGAATGAAAATTTATTCCATCAGATTCAGACACCATACTTTGATCAGGTTCAACTGAATCAACCGAATCACGGTTTAACTGAGTTACTGAAAAGATAGGTGCTAAGAAATGATATGATAATGCTCTAACTTCTTTAGTAATGGTTCCTACTCTATGAAAACTATTACTACTAGTATTATCCCTTGCATTATTAGGTATCATTAAATTTAAATAATCTATTATTACTGCATCTATCCTACCATCAAACGCTTGTTTAACTTGTTCAACATAATTTCGTACGTCATTGGCGTTTACTGTACTAGGTGGAAATTCCTTTATCCATAAATTCCCTCCATATTTAGTTTTAAATCCATTAATTCTTGATTTAACATCATCTATATGTAATATTAAATCATTAATACATACATCTGAAATATGCGCATCAAATCTAGTAGCATACATATCTTCTGACATTTCTAAACTTATTACTATTACATTTTTACCTTGTTTTAATAAATTAACACTTAGATTACTTAAAAATAACGATTTACCTATATTAGCTCTACCTGCCCATAACACTAAACACCTTCCGTCTACTGGTACTCCACCATTAGTTGCTTCATCTAAATCATCCCAACCAAATGATAATTTAGCTTCAGGGTTAGTAATATAATTTAAATGGCTATCTAAATCTTTAAAATATTCAAGTCCTATATTTTCATTAAAACTAATTTTATTAACGGTATCAAATCGTTCAATACATTGAGTAACATCTTTATTTTCTTGTATATTATCTAACTCATCCATTATTGTATAATAGATAGCTTTAGTTCTGATAAAATCTAGTACAATGTCTTGATAAAATTTAGTATCTTTTTCTAATTTATAATTAAGGGCGTTATCAAACGTTATCTCTAGTTCTTTATATGGCAAAGGAGTTTTAGAGTTTGTACGGTGTTCTGATAACTTCTGTAATAATAATTTTGTAGTGTTTATATCTGGTAAATCATTATATTTGTCATAAAATTTATTAAGTATTTTTAGTATAGAAGAAACGTATATATTGTCAAAATATCGTTTATCAAAAGATTTTTTAATCAAAAATGTATGTTCTCTATCTAAATAGAACTTGTTTAGTATTATTAATTCAATTGTATTTTCATTTAATTCTAAATTCATTAATTAAACAGCCTATCATTTAATTCATTCATAACAGATATAACTCCGTTCTCATCTCGTACATGGTCGGTTAAACACATTTTATGTCCATCTTCCGTTAATTCACATAATTCAATTCTATCAGGATATTCTACTGCTTCAAATATTCTATTAGAATGGTTAAATTCGTATATATGAACCCCTTCTTCGTCTGTTGAGATACCGCAATACTCCCAACCATTGTCAACTAATAAATCTTTCATTATTACCTCTTATATTATTATTGTTATTAAATTATAATACCGTTAAATTAAAATACTGTTATATACTATTTTTTTAAACACTCTTCTTTATTTTTTCATATGTTCTTAACCCACTCATACCTAACATCCCAAGTACTAATTGATACAAATTATCAGTAGGAATAACTGGTAATAATGATATATTATCAAATGTTACTTGTAACAACCAATTTATAACCGGTTGAAATAAATATGCATAAAATAAACTTAACGTGCATACCCATCCTAATGCAGGTCGCCAACTTCGTTGAAACCAATTTCCATTAACCTCAATTAAATTTATTTTAGATTGTTCATCATTAATTTTACTTATATCGTTTTTCATTTTTATCGAATGATTAAGTATCAATTCTTCAATTTTATGTTTATGTTTATCATCAGCGTTCCAATCAGGTATTAACTTATTAGCAACATCTGTAACTAATTCTCCTACCATTTCTGGTATATTTAACAAACTTAATATACTCATTATTTACCTCTTTTAATAATTAATCTTCTGTCACAGATTCCAAATCTGCTTGAGCTTCCCAAATCATTCTACGTCTAAATATCAATTCATCATATTCTTCTAATATCGTGTACAATCTAATTGGTCCTTCATCTACTACATGAGTGTTAGTTTGCCCGTCATATTCAGATTTTAAAATAGGATGGGTATTAACAATTAATGCAATTAACTGGTCTTTATATAGTTTAATATCGTTTTCAACTTCAATTAATTCAGATTCTAAAGTTTTTTTACTTAAACCTTTTATATATACGTTTTTGATATAAATTCCATTACTCATACATAACTCCTTTAACTTTATTAGGTTGATTTTAATAATCTAGTATATAATTTGTTAAAACTACCTTTAACTATAGATTCTGTAACATTATCTAAATTATTTAAATAATCTGATATATCTGAAACAGTGTTAACTTCTAAATATTTACCACCATTTTCTTTAATCATTTTACCAACTTTATCTAAACTCTTTATTTGTCCATTATCAAATCCTTTTTTAAAAAACACAAATATTGTTTTAGCAGGTTGTTTATTACTATCATCTACTGCTTCTGCTATACTATATACACCAGTCATTTCAGATGTTATTACATATAACACTTTATCACATAATTTTCGTTGTTTTAACTCTTCTTGATAACACTCTTCTGTCCAATCTTCTACTATTGGATTAAAATAATCAACTTCTAATGTTTTAATTAATTCGTTTCTCCATACACTATTATTACATGTACCGCCTAAAAATACTTTCATATTATCTCCTTTAATGGTTATCGTTGTCTATATGAATAGATGAATGCGAATTTAATATAAATTTCTTTAAAAGATTTATATCATTGAATAATCCTTTTTCATCATAATTAGATTGATGATCTATATATGCATTATAATCATTTATCATTTTTATCATAGTTGAAATTCCTTCCTCATTATCACATTCTATATCGTTTAAAATTTGTTTAATCATATCAACTTTAATGTTACTGTCTTCACCGGTATTAGCTAATATCATACACCAATTAATTCTATCTACAATATAATCTAATACTTCTGGAGCCCATCCAAATGTATATTTACCATCAGTTGGAATGTACTCATCTAATGTATCATTATTATCAGAGTCTCCAATAATAATGAAACTACTTGAACTACTATTACTTACAAATCCCATTCTTCTTTTCATGTTAATTCTCCTATAAATTATTAACGTTAGTATAATCATTATATTTAAAATACTTTGACCTTTCTCCTAATATTTTTCCAAATACAGGAGCGCCTTTCTTACGCATTATATCAATCATATTTTTGGTGCCTTTAGATTTGTCATTCCATAATACGATTAAACCATCTGCAATCTTTGACATTTCTTTGTTTCTAATCATTCCTGCTTGTTTTCCATACATATCCCATTTTGCCGGATATTGTTCTAATTGAATATTATTTTTATAAGCATATTCTTCACCTAATTTATCAACACCTTTAGCGCACCCTGATATGATAGTTGAAATATTAGATATATCAAATTTTGATATCAATTTACATAACTCGTCATATAAATTGATATCTCGTGAACCTGCTATAATATATTTCATTATTCGATTTCAATGTCAACAGGATTTAAACATACAGGATTTGGATCTTGTTCTAACAAATTTTCATACTCGGTAATGTCTATTTTTTCTACTTTTTCTTCGATATCATCAAATATTTTATTAAGTTGTTGTTGTTTAGAAACTGAACTATATTGAATATCTTCTTTTGATACGGTATTAAATTCTTCTAAAAACGATCCCCATATTTCATCAAGTGTAGCAGATTTGTTTTTAAGCTCTTTATTACCTATCAACTCATCTCTCCAATATTTGACATCATTATTTAAAGATGGAACACGATATTTGGTACCATCTTCAACCAAAAAACCATGTTTAACTGCTGCGTCAAACAATCCATCATATTTTCTCATACCTGTATTAAAATCAATAAAAATTTCTGTTCTATGAAAAGGTTTTACTAATCTATTTTTAACTGTAAAAAATACCATATGATTACCTGAGTATTCATTTTCTATTTCAGAATCTTCATTTTTCTGTAATTTTTTAGCAATTTGAATATTAACACTTGCCATATATTTAAGACCTTCACCACCACCTTGATTTTTAATCTTACTAGCATACATAGCAGCTGGGTCAGCATAACAATGGTTAATAATATTAATGGCTACTCCAGCTTTTGCTGCTGGCACTGTTAAAGCTTTAATCATATTATTACATAATTTAGCACGAAGTCCCATATCACTAACAACTTTTCCTTTATCAGCGTCGGTGTGTAGTTTGTTAGATACTAATGCACCAATTGAATCTACTATAAACATAGCTTTAAAATCTGGGTCTTCTTTTTGAAATTCTTGAATTTGATTTAATGTATACACCATTTTTAATTGACAATCTTCAACACTATCTACTAATACTTGTTCAACAAATTCTGGATCACAATTAAAATTTTCAAAAAACGATTTACTTGCGCCTAATTCAGCATCAAATACAAATATCATATCGTATCCCATTTTAAGGGCTTCTCCTGCACAACAAGTAACTGCTAACGATTTTCCTACACTATTTTCACCTGCCCAAATAACAATTCTACCTGCTGGAATACCCTTATAAATATCACCGCTTATAATTCGGTTTAATGCATAACTACCTGTAGATATATAATGATTTGGCTCACCATATTTTGATTCACTTAATTTAACACTGTCATTTTTTTTACGAAGTTTCTTTAAAAAATTATTTCTTTTTTTCATCTTCTTTTTTTCTTCTGCTGGGTCTATTTGTTCTTGTTGTTCTAACATATTTCTCCTTTGGTTAAAGTTTTTGTATAAATTAATATACATATAATCTATTATTTTTTAAATAAAATTTACATTAAATTTACATTAAATTTTCTGGACAATCTTTAAAACATCCTAAACATTTAGTTCTAAATTCAGATGTTTCTTTTGCATACCATACGTCGGTAATAAAATCTTTAATTGTCAACATATTTATTCCTTTATACTTAGTAGTATTAAATGAACATGGATATGCTATTCCATAATTATCAATAAATGCAGATTCACGAGTTGATTCGCATGCTGTAACAGATTGGGATAGTTTCTTACGTTTGGCTGGGCTTAATCCTTTAACATACTTACAATTTAAAAATCTACCTGCACTACAACTATCAAATCCAATATTTATATGGTATTTCATCGCTAAAGATACAAGTTCATTAAATTGTTCGTCTGTAGCTGGTTCAAAATTTTCACCTCTTCCAACTTTTTTCAAACTTAAAAATACTATAGCATTCATTTTACTTAATCTTTTATCAGTCATTCTACTAGCTAATAGTTTAAGGGTTTCTTGATGGTTGTTTTTCATTATACATCTATGAATATTTACTTGCTTCATTTTCTTATCAGTTAATTTTTTAATAGTGTTAAATGCTGATTCTTCACATCCATCATAAACTGATATTGCAACTGCTCCTAAGTTTTTAGATATAAATTTTATCATATCATCATTTGCATCAGAAATAGTTGCATTAGGTATAATACCTTGACTCCTAGTATATTTAACTATGTCTTTAAAATCTGGGTTGATAGTGGCGTTTGAGTCTAATCCAAATGCTATTTGTTGTAAAATAAAACTGTTATTAATTTTAGGCATTTTATTTAAAATAGTTTTAAACATATCTAACGACATGTACTTATTACCAGGTTTATTTGCTTTATAACAAAATGAACATACTTTACGTTTGCCGTCATTGCCTAATGGACCATTGCATGAATCTACGATTTCGATATCTAATATATGCGGAGATATTTTAGCAAAATCCAAATTATCCTCCTTAGTTTTACCCCAGGTTTGAGTATACCCATTTATTTTGTTAAATACATAGTTTTCGGTATCTGAAGTTAAAATTTTAAAATTATCACTTTCTTCTAATTTCATGGTTTTTCCTTATATTAGGGTTAAATTATGTTTATTTCTTAATTAAAGTTATAATATGCATATAAACGAAAATTTACACTGATAAAAATAAATAGAGGGTAAATTTAGTTTAAATAGATGACCACACTAAATTTACCCTCTATAAATTATGCAGTGCCTGTACTACCGAATCCTCCATCTTTTCTTTCTGAAGTAGAATCTTTATACAAAGTTTCTATACTATCTACTTCTACTGGAGTGTCTAATATAATAGGTAATAAAATAAACTGAATTAATTTATCACCGCATGTAATAATTTGAGGTTCATTTGATGTGTTAACTACGTTAATATGCACTTCTCCTTCATAGTCAGAATCTACTACACATGCTAATGCATCTAATTGTTTTTTAACTGCAACACCAGATTTATTATACGCGACTAACGCCATACCTTCTGCAAACTTTACATGAATACCACTAGGTATAATAACTCCTTGATGTGGAGCTAATACTATTTGATTAGAATCAGTATTTATGCCAATAAGTGGATTTTTCTCTTTAAAGTCTTTAAAAAACTCTTCATTACCTTCTGGCACAAAAAAATCAATTCCTGCATCAGTTGAATGCCCTCTAACTGGAGATTTTACATCTCTTACTTTTGTAAATTTCATTTTTACTTTCCTTTTAATAATTTATCTATAAAATAACTAACGTCCATAAATTCTAAATCTCTCCATATATTCTTTAATAAAGAATATCGTTGAGTAGAATCTAATATTTTAATATTAGTTGAATTAGGTTTTATAATAAGTTCAGGGTATAATATATAGTTTTCAATATTATAATGAGAATCTAATCCTAAAGGTATTGACCCAAAATATACACACTCTTGAATTCTAGCGGTTATAAATCCATTGTCTAAATACTCTTGTTTAGCTAATAATGGACAATAAATAGAGTTGCTATAAATATCCAAAAATTCTGTATGACCTACTCTTCCATAATATTTAATATACCTCCATTTTAAATCACAAAATATTTTTTCAACTGTTTCAGGATAATTTAACCAATTCCCGTAAAAACTGATTGAATATTTATTATTTTCTGAAAATGGAATTATATACTTATTGATAACATCTTCTCGTTCATAGTTACTTCCAATATATGACATAATAGAAGTTGGTGGATTTTTTAATATTTCTGGAGTATCCATCCAACTAGGTGTACCATCTTTCATCCAAAACGGTATATCAACAGATACACGTGGAAATATTCCAGATTTAGGTTTAGATGAAGTTTCAAACACTGTAATATCCAATCCTAAAGATTTCATATATAGCTCATCTGTATGAGTTAGTTTATAATCTAAGTCAAATATTATAATTTTAGTATTTCTATAATGATCAAGTAATTTAGTTTGCAAAAATAAATCTGCTTGGTAATTTGGACTATCTTCTTCAACCATACAATTACGACCAGGTATTGGAAATCTCCATTCTAATAATAATATATCTAATTTTGGATATTCTCTAATATGATCTACCCATTTAATACTGTTATATGCAGTTATTCGACGTTTAGATTCAAATGAATTAAAAATTGCATTTCCATATTCTTCATAATCTACTTTATCTCTATCAATAGCCATTCCAAATACGTTATGCCCTCGTTTATCAAGTTCATGAATTATTGAGCTTGAATACCATGCATTACCATCAGGGGTATTACGTGTACGGTCTGATACTTTATCAGACAAATGTCCCCAGAAAAAATATCCTATATTCATTTTATCTCCTTTATTACTTTATTTAAATTATATTCTATTCCATCTTCAAATCTACATCGTATTGGTGTAATGTTAAATATAAGAAAAAAACTTTCATATGTATTTTGTAATGATTTAAATGAAGAAGATTCAATAATTTCATCTTCTATATCCCAATCTTCATCTCGATAACAGAATATATATTTAACTCTACCATCTAATTGTTTAACATATTCTTTAAATATTTGATTATATTCAGGTATACTATGATATTGTTTAAACACATTATCTGCTCTAAGAGTTAATGAATACACCCATTGACAAATAAAACTTCTATCAAATATTATATCAACATTATCTAAGTTATTATATACATCTATAAAAAACCTCCAATCATGTTGAATAGCTTCTTCTAAATTAATATCAGAAAATAACTCATACGTACTTTTAAATTTTGGAATATTTAACGCATTAGCTAATCCATCGCATAATGTGGTTTTTCCTGTTTTATCAACTCCCGCAACTATATAAATCACACTAACTTCTCCTTTAATTGTTTAGCAATATCTAACCCTAATTGAATAGCTTGCCACATATCAATATATTGGTATGTTCCGCATCTACCAGATAATATAATGTTTGGATAGATTTTTTTAACTTGTTTTTTAATTATTTTAGCATAATTTACTACTTCTAACTCAGTTATAGGATAAAATGGTGTTAAATCAAATTCATTTGCTGTTCTAGCTGTTTCATACGATACAATATTACTATAACCTCCAGTTAAAGTTTTATACGATGTTTTCCTAGTATTAAAACGTTTAGTATGACAAAAATTAACTACTGATGAAGAATCATCCCATAATTCTAATGTAAAATCTATATCAATATGTCTATATGGAAGAGTATCTGTAACTAATTCATCTAATCTACCAGAATATACAATAGGAATTCTATCATCTATATACTCTTTCCATTGATCTGGTTTTGCACTTAATATAATATCAGAATTATCACTGATCATATTATTAATCATATTAGTATATCCGTATTTTGGCATACCTACATATTGATTTATAAAAAATTCAGAAGATTCTGCTACTTTAGGTATACGATTTCTAACTTCATCTGGCATATCATCCCAAGATTTATTCCACATTTTTTGAGTATAACCTTTAAAAAATATATCAATTATTTCTTGTGAAGATAATTTTATATAAGCTTCTGTTTCTTTTGAATATGGAAACGGGACTCGTATAATTTTATCGCGATAATCAATTTCAGCAGTTACTCGATGTTTATAATCAACAAATTCTGAAAATTGATTAATATACTCCCATATCTTTTTATCTGGAGTATGAAAAATATGAGGACCGTATTGATGGATATACGTTCCATCAACTTTAAAATCGTATAAATTTCCTCCAATATGATCTCTAACATCTAATATCAGTATTGAATATTCTTTTAATTGTTCAGCAATAGTACAGTTAGTCAAACCTGCTCCTACTAACACTAAATCATAATTTTTCATTAATTTCTCCTTTAATTATATTAATATACTATATGATAGATATATTTTAAATCATAAATCATCAACTGATACAAGAATTGCTTGACTTGGATTTGGTTCTTGAAATCCTAAAACTATATGAAATCCTTCAAGTGGTTTAAGAATTAAATTTTTAAACATTTTCTTTCTATCAATTTCAAACATCTCTTGCATTTCAGGAGGTAATCCTTCTCCTAATGGATATCCAATAACGTTTATCCCATATCTATTAGTAGGTTTTAAATATAATATTCTAACTTTATCATCTACTTTAATTCTAGAATATTTACTGCCTATATTTAATTTATCCAAAAGTTGATTAAAATATTCTGCTCCTCTAGCATGAGCACCTGCTCCTTTGCCTGTTTGTAAAAACCCAGTAACTTGTATTGGAGTGTTATAACCTTTAATAATACTAATATCATCTAACGGTAGTTGTTTAAACTTTTCCCATAAACTAGCTATATATTCACAATAATAAGCATAGGTGTAAGGAGAATTCATATATCCTTCTATAATTGTCCGTAATTCATTTTTCATAGATGTAGGTATATCATTACTTTTAACCTTTACTCCTACATATTTAAACTTATCTTTTCTTACGTTTTCATCATCTAAAACATGTATAATATATCGTTTTTTCTTAAAGAAAAATGCTTGAGCTCCTAATATTTCACGTTTGAATTCTATTCTATGACCTAACGGAGAATTAAATTGTTCTTCCATAACTAGTTGACAATTAGCATTAACCCTTGGAACGATATCACCATCAATAACTTTGCAAAATGCTGTACAAAATGTATCATCCCAATTATTATTAGGAACTTTAGTAATCATTTCATTATAAAGTACTTCAGCATCTATATAACATGAATCAGTATCTCCTCCTGCAGTAGTACCTAAATTATTTTCTTCAATAAACTTCATAGATGATTGAATAATATGCTGACCGGTTAACGTTACTGATGCAGCATTATCTAAATCAAATGTACATATATACTTATTACCAAACGATCCATATAATGAATTTAAAGCAATTTTGTACGCATCTTGAGTATTATCTAAAAATTGAATATCTTTTTGCCAAGCAATTTTCTCTTCTTCTGATAATGTAGATTTGATTTTTTCAAATTTAGCTTTCTTTTTAATCATCCTAGCTTTAACTTGTCTGCGTAAAGCATATGTTTTAGATAAAAATTTTGGAACTACCCCTAAATCTTCTTCTGAACTTGGGCGTCTGTATAAAATATCATTAGCAGAAATTACACATTTAGGTAATACTTTTTCGTTAAATTGTTTAGGAGTTAATCTTTTAATAGTAGTACCTATTTTAACTACCCATTCATTATCTCCTTTTTCTAATATCTTTCCAATTTTAGTTTCCATACTAATATTAAGTGCAATAATAATATTAGGATATAGTGAATTTAAATCTAACGAATATATACCTTTATTATAGAATTTTGGAATAGGGTCATGATTAAACCCTCCAGGATATCCAGTATTTTCTAAATTAATATTATCTGGGTTTGTTGTACAAATTCTTTTACCCATACTACGAGCTTCCATAGTTACTGCCCCAATTGTATAAGGAGAAGTCTTAAACACTGCTTGGTATTCGCATAATCCTAAATTACATACAGTCCTAGCTAATGAAATAAACCCTAATTTTTTATCTAAATCAACAATTAAACTAACGTCTTTAATATTATATTCTACAAATTTTTCAAAATCTCGTTTATAAAAATCTTTAAATGTTCCTTCATACTCTAGTTTTCCGTATCCTAATTCATCTTGACCGATATCTTCTAACTTGTATGATTGTGCTGATCCAGGACCAAATTTATTTCTATATAATAATAAATAATCCATACTAGTAACGCCTGAAATCCTATATGTATTGAGGTATTTACCATCTCGTAACTGTTCAGAATGATGTCGAACTTCTCCAATTGGACTTAAACATTTACATATCATTAAGTCAAAATCTTCAAATTGTTTAGCTCTATTAATAATATAGGGAATATCAAACCCATCAGAATTCCATCCTGTAATAATATCTGGTTGATTATCTTTAAACCATAACAAATAATGATTAAGTAATTTAGCTTCACTATCAAACACACGATATTCTCTATCAGAAGTGTTAGTAAAGGTGTGGTTTCCTTCTTCATCTAATACATATATAAAATATTTTTCAAGAAAATTATCAAATGTAGTAATAACGTTAATTGGATATTCTGCTTTTGAAGGCACTGGAAATACATCTTCAACCGCTACTTCTATATCTATAAAATGAATACGTTGTGGGCCATCTTGAAATGATCTCTCATTTTGTCTTCCGTTATAATAATCTAGCAAAAATTGTCTTTCAGGTGAAAATGATTCGTATATATGAAAACTAGGATTTTCTTTAATCCATCTGTTTCTCATAATAGAGTTTTTAAATTTTTTCTTAGATAAAGGTTTGTTAAACAAGCTTAAATATTTACCGTTTGGGTCTTCATAATATAAATATGGTTCTATTACAAACGAATTTTTACATCTATTTCCATCTTCGTCGTAATACGCCATCCATATTTTTTGATCCCATCCAGAATTAGTGTCTATATATGACGCTGTTGCAGTATACATATACTTCTCCTTTAACCTTTAATTTTTTAATAATGGCATTATTCCGCGTAATGAAGTATAATATCCATTGTCTTCAATTTTAGAAGTTATTTCTAATACTTTTTTATCAGTATAACTAATATTAATTTTATCTGATTCTACTACTCCTATATCTCTAAATGTAGTTATTTTAACACATAATAATTCATTTATTTGATTAGTTGTTGTTCCGATAGGTATACCAATACTATCTTGATAAGTATTTAACCTATCATCTAACTCAGCAATAACTATATTAGAATCAGGTTTCTGTGTAAGATATACTTTAACATCATCATCTTTTAAACATACAATTGACAAATTTCTAAGTACTTGTTTAATTTGATTAATAGATGTATCAATTGAAATTAAAGATTTTAATTCTACTGTAATAGGATTAGTATATATTTCATCCAACATTACTGCTTCAACTGTTTTTAATTTAAATTTAACTTCGTTTTTATATATTATAGACTTATTATCGAATTTAAGAACAACTGAATCAATTTGTTCTATACTGTTAATTAATTTTAATGATTTAATTAAATTTGAAATATCTTTAAAATTAAATTCGATATACTCTCCATCATCTACTATCGCAGTTATACTATTAGTGTTAAAATACATTCTACCTGTTTTATCTAATGTATATGCATTAACTGAGCATTTTTGATTGGTAATGTTAAATCTACCTGATGGAACAATTTTTGTGATAGAATGTAAAAAATCGCATACCATACTAATATTATGAATGCAAATTTCTTTTGCTGGCTTTGCCATAATCTCTCCTTAGATTAGAATGGGGTACTATAGTACCCCAATGTTATAATTAATCAGTGCCTATTAACTCATCTAAATCATCTAAATCTAAATCTGCTAATATATCGTCATCATCATCGACTGGAGTTTCTTTAACTGCAGTCGTAGGTGTAATTGATGGTTTAACATTCATTACTGGTGCACTTTCTTTTTCGAACGAAATATTAATTTCATCATCTCCATCATCTCCATCATTTAAGAAATAAGTTTGGTGAAATTGATGTAGCTCTTCAAATTCAACGAATTTAAAAAATCTACCATCCATATCTAATTCTTTCATTGAATCTTCCATTAATTGAGTAGTAATACTTGAAGATAAATCTGTAGCTTTTCTTGAAAAATCAATGTTATAATCATTATATATTTTATCTTCTACTGGTTTTTCAATTGTTGTAATCTCAAGATTATAACCTTCAGTTATTGAAAACGCTTCTTGTCCAATTGGATTATTTCCAGCTATTTTATTCTTTTTAACATCAACACCAAATATTTTTAGCATTAATTCAGTATATACTGACCAACCCATATGCATAATTTTAATAGTGCCTTCATTATCTGGATTAAATGAATCATGGACTACATAAACATAAGCATATCCATTTTGTTTACGTCTTGCTTTATCGTATAACTCTTTATCTGATGGTAAATTACTTTTTTTGTACGCATGGTAAGCAGCACCAGCAGTTTTGCATATAGGACATTTATCATACCCACGTTGGTCTAACCAATATTTAGATACTGGACATATAACATCTGCATATGTTGAAGTGGATGAATCATACACTGAATGTTTACATTGATAAATGAATGGGTGAGAACGTTTAGCTCCGTCAGGTGCAATAAATAACATTCTAAAATGATAAGAATTGTTTGGTTTGAATTCGATAAAAGATGTATCTTTAACATACACTCCATCTTCAATTTTTTTCTGTTCTTTTTTCTTTAACTCTTCAAAACTTTTACTTAGGTCTAACATAATTTTAACTCCTATTGTTTATTGTTGTTTGTTGTTGTTTATTTAACTTATTTAATATACTTATTGTTTAACTTATTTTAATTAACTTTTATTTTATTTTTATTTTATTTTTATTTTACCCTCCATATATATTATAATTTTTCTTTAAAAACCCGATGTATTTTAGAAGATAATGACCGAAGTTTATTATCTTTTAATAATTCATACCGAGTTTGTTGATAATCTATATTAAATGAACTTCCTAAAAACCCCTCTACAAATGATGGGTCGTAATTTTGTAGTATATCTATAAAATTATTTATTAATGCAAAAAATACTAAATTTATGTTACCTTGTTTATAATGTTTTAATACACTAGGTAACAATTTATGATTATGAAGTAAATATCCATCTAACGTAGTGATATTATTATCTTTACAAAATTTAAATACAAAAACTAAATTAGATTTAATTTGGGATTTAAATTTATCTTTTCCTACTACGTTATTCCTAGATATAAAAGATTTATATAACCGAATACTTTTTTGACTATTTAAATGTTTAGGATGAAACCATCCTTCATAAAAATCTGCTAACGACTGAATGAATATTTTATAATCTACTACAGAATTTTTATTTATAAAAATTTTAAACCGTTCAAAGAAAGCCCAGTTATCACTTTCTTTAGCTTTACTAAAATTTTTAATACTCCTAGGATACTTTCCAGTGTTATAAAACACTGTTTGTTTATGCCATTCTGAATATAATTGTTCTGTTGTAATCATAATAAATAATACTATTAGTTATAAAAATATTAAATACTTTAAGATTAAAATTATAAATATTATACCGTTAGAGGTTAAATTAGAGTGAATTATAATTAGTTCACTCTAATTTATTTTAACTTATTGTTTATCTAACCCTAAACAACTTATATTTTTACCATGTAAATGTTTCATTGCTATTCTAAAACTGTGTATAGTATCGAAAATAATTGAAAATGCTCCGACGTGTTTCTTCATTTTCTGGTTTAGTCGTTGTATGTTCTTTAAATTTTCACCTTCTAATACATCAGTATCTGTAAATACAACAGTATTGAAATTTTTCTTATGTAATCCAATAGATATATCAATGAATTCTTTTCTAAAGTTAGTTCCTCCGCCAAATCCTCCAGTAAAAACTGCTTTCATAGGTTTAGATTTAGATTTAGATTTAGAATCAAATTCTTCGTTAATAATAGAGTTAGCATTAGTTAAGTTAGATGGAATAGTAGTAAATGTAAAGTTATCAGTATCAATTACGCTAAAATCCCATGAACTATCAAATTTTAATATATAAAATTTGTCTAATGTGTTAGAATGGTCTTTAACCAATTTAAGTAAATCCACATACACTTTATTTAATTCAGATATAACTGACCCTGAATTATCTATTATAAATAATATATTTTTCTTGTCATCTTTATACTCAACTTCTCCAGGTTTAAGTGCTCCAATTCCATTTAACTCAATTTGTTGAAGTGTTTGACCTGCTTTTCTTCTATTAATTTTAGCGTATGACGTAGTTTTGCGTACTCCAACAGTTAGCATATTAGATAATAACTTTTTCCAATCATATACTGGGGTATAGTTTTTATCTAATTGTTGTGATTTAGAATTACCTTTAGCCTTACGATTCATAGCATTGCGTAATCTATCTATCGTTGTAGAGTTTTTACTTGAATTTTTTCCACTATTTTTAGCTTCGTTTGCTTTTGCATCAACATTGGCTGGAGTAATACCTTCATTTCCTATCTTACCTCTTTTTTTCATAGCTTCTGAAATTTCTTTAGTCGCTTTATCAATAGCGTCTTTAATCCGTTGTTTAACTGCATTATCTACATTGGTAATGTTCGGATCGTCTAATTCATCACTATTTCCTCTACCTTTTCCATCTTTTCCATCTTTTCCACTTGTTCCATCACTTTCTTCACCTTCTCCACTTGTTCCACCTTTTCCATCACTTTCTTCGCCTTCTCCACCTTTTCCATCACCTTCTTCACTTGTTCCACCTTTTCCATCACTTTCTCCACTTGTTCCATCACTTTCTTCACCTTCTCCACTTGTTCCACCTTTTCCATCACTTTCTTCACCTTCTTCACCTTCTTCACCTTCTCCACTTGTTCCACCGTTTGTATCTGTTGTGTTATCGTTAAGTTCTTCGTTTTGATGCTGATCGGTTTTTGGTAGTAAATTATCTGGATCTGTAACATTTGATGGTGATGGTGGTGATGGTGGTGTTATTTCATCTTCATTTCCATCATCATCTTTAATTTTAACTTCTTCAATTTCATAAATCACATCTGGATCTAAAGGCGATGGAGGCTTGCCATTGCGGTTTTTTCCAATAGTAACCTTAATTTTTTCCACTCTCTTTTTTGGTTGATTTTTTTGTTGGAGATCAATATCCCTTTTAGCTATTTCATATAATTCATGCATTGAATAATTATCACCATTTAATTTAGAATTAAATATCCCTATTGGTAATTGTTCATACCCAGCTTGTACTAAATTATGGTTAATAATTAAATCTGCAGCTATATTTTGAGGAGCATTATCTAAACCCATATGTTTACCATAAAAAATATCTCCTTGTTTAAAATGTAGTAATTCATGCATAATTAAAAATTGAATATACGCATACTCATCAGGTATGTTTCCACCATTTGATACTAATGCAGATGAAGATGATGTTATTTTAGTAGCTCTACCATATCGTATTAAAGCTTTACAAAAGCTTTTATTAAATACTATTTCAGCGTTAACAGTAGCCATAGCAGTAGTACACATTTTAAATCTTTGAGGAGTTTTACCATCAATCTCACTGTATGGAACTATATGTATACTAGGGTATATATTTTTTCCAGAAACTGGATCTTTTAATGGGAAAAACCCTTTTATTCCATCAGATTCTGCATATATATATTTTAATAATTTATCTTTTACTATAGAAGTATCAAATATTATTTCGTCATCAAATAGTTCTTCAAACAATTGATATGCATCAAATACCACGCTACAAGCAACTTGGTTTAAACACTCACTGTATATTTTAGAATTTTTTATCATATCCTTGGATTTATCTAATCTAGCCTTTAACCAACTATCAACCGTTTCTTCAGTAATGACAGTGTCCTCAATATTAAGGGCTGTTAACTTTCCATGACTTAACAAATCTAATATTGGTTTAATATTATTACTATTCTCGAGTTTATCAACAGTTATATCCACACCTACAATAGAATCTTTTAAATATTTTACTGCATCCTTAATATACGCATCTGATAGTGAAGTTACTTTTCTATATTGTACGTTCCAAGTTTTAGCTTCAGTTAGTTGCATTTCAGCTAAATATTGCAAAAATGTTAATTTCATTATATCCTCCTTATTTAAATAATTGACTAGCTATTTTATCGAATTTTGTCGAATTTCGTTCATGTAATAGAGTGTTTAACGATTTAAAAAACTCCATAACTGATGTATCATGTGATTTAACTGTTTTTAACAAATCTATTCTAGTTTTTGTTGACAATGGTTTTAATATTTCTAAAAACAATACAATTAATAATCTTGAAGTTATATCTGTTAAACTAACATTACTTATAAATGTTTTAACCTTACGTAATAACCGTATTGTATCATACAGATATATAAATGTATCTGCTGTTGGCATATCTTGTATTTCTTTACCATGGAATATTGCTGCGTAATCTACTTGGAATTCATCTGTATTACGAGTGTCTATTAATAATTGAAAATATGCATTTAGTTTAGTTATTCCTTCTGGTGTATCTAATTTTTCAATTTTGTATTTAACATTTTTAAGTATATCGTTAAAAGATAATACTTGATTAGAAGTAACGTTTCTAATATCTTTAAAAACTGAAGAATTACGTATAACTTCTTGTACAATATCCCACCATAATTTAAATGCATTATCATCTACATCTTGTTTTCTTGTAATAAATAAAGTGTTTTGTCTCCATCTACGTATTATTCTTGTTTTTACTTTATCAATGATAAAATTAAATTCTTTGTCAGTATAATTCTCACTGACATCGTATGGTATACCATCTTTTTCTTTACTTTGTAAAGCCTTCTTAGCAGCTACAACAGTTCCGATAAATAATGATTCAATTTCACGTGGTGATATATATACCGTTACTCCATTGATGTCCCAAAAATGAGGTTGGCTGATATTTGAAATGTTATCTCCGTTATGATCATATGATGATTTAAACCGTGTTGCAATTTCTTCAATTAAATCTAAACATAATTTAGGTAAATTAAATCCAAACTCAATTGGTAATGTTTTAAAATGTCCTTTAGTAATTGTTCTTCCTAGAAAATCTAAAGTTTTGTTAAAATCAGTTCCAACTTGTATTACATCAATTACATCTTTAGTATGTGAAGTAAGAGGAGTAACACCGACATCTCGAGGATTCATTGCGCTTATAATCATAATATCTTCTGGTAATGGGAACTGATCATTAACTTTACGCTCTAACAACAACTTTCGTATTGAGTTAAATACTGATTCATCTTGCGGTCTAGTAATTTCATCTACAAATAATATATGATTATACGCAGCTTTACTTTTCTTAATTGATCTTTCTGGATGGAGTTTAACATATTTATTATAATTATCCATAATTAAATTATATAACGGTGGAGCAGTAAATTTAGTTTCTATAGTATCATCGTCTTTAGTTTCTGGAGTTGGTACTCCAATAACATCATCTTTATTAAGTTGTGATATTTCAAATGATATTAAATTCATTCCTCTTTCTGTAGCTAATCTATCAACTGTCCAAGTTTTTGCTGCACCTGGCAAACCTGCTAAACTAACTGTGTATTGTCGATTATTTCTTGCTTTAAGTTGAGTATCAATAGAATTGTCTAACATTATTTCCCATTCATTATCTTGAAGCGGTGTTAGTTTGGTTATATCAACCCCATCGTTTTTAGCTATATCTTTTAATATTTTCATAAAAGGCTTGACTCGTGAAGATACGTCTAATGTAATATAGTTTTGTAAATTAGTTTCAATATACTTCATTAATGCTCTAGCTTGTTGATCGGTTTTTATTGGACGGTTATTTTCAATATATACCATCATTTGTTCAACTCTTCTTGGTGACATACGAACAACTGCTCCTTCACCTTCTACTGTATCATCGTTAAACCCAAAATCTTCATCTTTTAAATGTTTATAAAAACTATTAAATACTAATGCAGACATTTCGTTATCATCTTTATTTTTAGTTACTAATTTACCATTAACCTCTTTACCATTTTTAGTATATTTGTCTAATATATATTGACTAAATTCATCTTTAGATGGAGCAAAAAATTCCATATCTAGCATTTGATAATTTAAAGGAATATCATCAATAGAACCGTTATCACTTTCATTACTAGCTATATTAGAAGCGTATACAAAATATACTGATGAATCAATTTTATCAACTCCCATACGTTTATTTAACAACTGTCTAAGTAAGTTTTTCATTTTTGGTGAAGAAGTTCTATAAAATTCATCAATAAATAATATAACAGTGTATTTAGATTTATCAACATCTTTATTATTAACTAGTTCATTTATTATATCTTCGTATTTATCTCGTAACCGTTTACCAGTTGGAGTTAATGCATCTTGAATTTCTTTATCACTTAATGGTTTAGCTTCTTTTAACATTCTAGCTAAATACGATGTTGATAGTTTAACATCGTATCCTTTAGCAATATTTTTGTCATAAGTAGTATATTTATGTTTTTCTTTTTTACCAATTTGTACAAGAAATGGAAGGTTAACTAAATGTTCTTCTACTAAATGAGGAGCTTCAATCATTATTAATGGCAAACCTACGATATTAGCAAATTGTTTTATAAAACTAGTTTTGCCAGTTCCAACATCTCCAGATAATATTATTCTTCCTTTATCTCCAAGTAATGCAGATTCCATATTATCTAATAAATCTACCAATCTACGTTCGCCTTCACCTTCTACTTTACTAGGCAAAGTATATTCTTCAACATTTATTTTATCTATATCTGATATTTTAGTATCTTTTCCTTCCTTACCTTTGATTTTATCAGCTTTGTTTTTTAATTGTTTTTCTACAGAAGATTGTTTACCTTCCATTATATCAGTGATTAAATTTTTTATCATTATTAATCTTCCTTGTCCATACGACGGTTAAATTCTTGTGGGTTAAGGAGTAATAACTCCATTTTTGCAGCGTAAAAGTCAAAATAATCCAAATCAAACGGGGTTAAACCTGGAAAAATATACGGTCTATTATGTTTATCTTTCATTCTTAATAAAATAGCTCTACGTTTACGAATTTTAACTTCTTCATCGTCATCTGATAAAATTTTTATTTCATCATCTATTTTGTTATAAATTTCATCCGTTAATTTTTCAAATCCTTCTTTAGGAATAACTAAAGTAGATGTTGTGTTAAACTCTACATTAGGTTCTACATTAGGTTCTACATTAGGTTCTACATTAGATTCTATATTAGATTCTTTTGTTTTTTCTTCTTTTAGCATAATACTTGATATAAATTTATTTAAATTATTATTCATTGATGTACCTATATTTTATATATTTATAATTTGTTTATACCAAATTCATATTTAGTTAATTGAATTATATATTTTGTACCACATTTCCAACATTCATATTGAGTATCTTTATTATCAACATCAAACCAACGGTGTTGGCAATATTCATTTTCACATGCGTAAAATTTACAAATTTTAGAAGAAGTTGAAACAGAAGTACGGTTTTTCTTTTTCTTTTTCAAACTACTTTCTTAATTTTTCTCTTATTGGAAGTTCTAGTTTAGTTGGAACACCTACTAAACTATCTCCTAGCATAATATTAATTTCTTTAATACCTTTCATTAATTTAAACAACCCATGAGGTTCTATTGAAGAACTTTGATCAGTTCCATATAATGTATGGCTTTCAGTTATATGCACTTCTAAATATTCAGCTCCTAATAAAGGTGCAATCATAGGTGCACTTAATCCAAAACAATGATTAGAATATCCTATTTTATAATTAGGATATTTATGTTTTAATGCAACCATCCTATTTAAATTTACATCTTCTATTGGAGTTGGGTATGAACTATTAGTATGCATAATTATGATACGGTTGTTATATTTAGAAATTTCATTTATAGCGTTATCTATTTCAGTTAATTTAGACATTCCAGTACTTATTATAACCTTTTTAAAATTATTAGCACAAAACTTAATTAGTTCTAAATCACAAATAGATGCGCTTGCTATTTTTACCCATGGTAAATTAAAGTTATCAGCTAAGAACATAGCAGAATCAACATCCCATGGGCTTGCACTCCATTCTATATTTTTTTCTTTACAATATTTATCGATTTCAATATACTCTAGTATACCAAATTCAACATCTTTTTTATATTGTAAATAGGTAGTAGTTTCATTTCTCCAAGGTACATCACGTGGTTGAACTTTTTGTAGTTCAGGTACACATTTTTCTGGGTTCCTTTTTTGAAATTTAACTGCATCACAACCTGATGATTTTGCGATATCAATTAATCTTTTAGCATTAGTTAGAAATTCGGTTTGAGATACCCCATACGCAAAATTCAACCCAATTTCAGCAATTACATAAGTATTCATTAGTTATCCTCGTTTAAATATTCGATCATATATTCTATTAATTGGTTTAATACTATAGTAGGAACTTTAGCAATTTCCATATATGCGTGTAAAGTAGCTGACTCCTCAAGACCATGTTTAGTTTTAATTTTCTTTAATATATCTGAATTAGTATATTTAAGTCGTTGAAGTTCTCTAACCGCAGTATTTGCAAAAGCCATAATTTCATACGGATCAGAAAGATAATTGACAAATCCTTCAAGCGTAGTATAATTAGATTTATTCATCCTTTTTGATACGAATTTATCATATTTTTCTGCAGACATAGATTCTCGTGTTTGCCGAAATTGTTCTCTATGTATTAATTCATGTTCAATATATGTTAATAATAATATGTTAAAAGACACCCATCCATCTTCATCTGTTAATAATGAATCAATGTTTTGGGCAAGTAATATACTGATCGACCCAAATTCTCCAGTAAATGCATCTAATAATTTGTCATTATTAAAAAAATAAGGTTTAACAGATATATTAAATTTACTTAATATATTATTTAAAGTTTTCGCTATCGTTATAGAAGATTTGCCTATCATACTAGATTTATGTTGATTAATAACTTTTCTGATATCATCTATAAGATGTTTATCAACATGTATAGTACTTTCATCAAGTAGTGTTAATAATTGGTTGAATTTCATTTATATTATCCTTATATTTTTATTATTGTTTATAAAATTTTTTTCTAAATCCATTCTATGGTCAGCTCCTACTTTTTCTGTCTTATGCTCTCCATAATAATGATTAGTATTTCCACCTACTTTACAATCGCTGAATAAATCAAATCCAGTTATTGTAACTTCTTTAAACTTCTTAAGAGCATAACCAATAGTATATATGCCACTTGTGCAATAAGTA